AGTCTATTTTCAAGTTCACTAACTTGCTCATCATAATATTTTACCTCTGGCAAATCAGAGATATTTTGTTTAACTTCTTCTCTTAAATTATCAATTAAATCACATATTGCTTCTACTTCTACATCATATGTCTTCTGTTCTGGTATTTCTGGAGGTTCAGGAATAGCCTGTAATTCTGCTGACAGGAATCCAATCTGCTCTGCAAGTTTTTCTAATTCTTCGTCGTAATATTTTACCTCTGGTACAACAGGAATATCCTTTCTAACATCATTAATTAGACGTACTATTTCTGTAAGATCCGCTGCTTCTTCTACTACAGGTTCTTCTATTGTTTCCTCTTCTATAACCTCCTCTTTCTTCTCCTCTAAGAACTCATCAACTGAGGGTAGATTTTCTTCTTTTATAAATTCATCGACTGAAGGTAATTTACTCTCTAGCAAATCATCTACCGACGGTAACTGTTCCGACATTTTATGGATACTCTAAAGTACTTTGGGATTCCTCTCCCAAGTTTATTTATTCTCTTTAGGTAGTCCAGACTTTAATAGTTTTTGTAATTCTGCAGTTGATCCAACAAATAAGGCATTATTAACAGTTGATGGTCCTTTTTGAACCTTCTCTTCTTCAACATCTTTAAGTTTTTTCTGAAGATCCATCAACTTATCAGTTGCATCAGATACACTCTTAATTAACTGGCCAGCAACTTCATATGCTCTAGGCATCTCACTCTCTTGAGCAAGTTCTAAAATACCATTAATTGCTTCCTGACCTTTCTCTATAATACTATAAAGATTACCACGAGTATACTCATAATCTTTATCAATATCGGACTTTGTAAGTCTATCTGGTTTTTGTTCAGGTGTTATACCAACATTACCTACATTAGTAAGTTGATCCTTTCTAGTAGTACATCCACCTTCAGGAGTATTAGATACCTCTACATTAAAAGCATCATCTAAATTAGTCATTTTCATGAAATTGTCCCATCAAATCCAAAGTCATCACCGAATTCTACAAGATCGCTATCCTCTCTTGTGGTGTAATCAATACCCTTGATTCCAGTTCCTCTAACGTGTGCCTTAGCAATACTGGTATCTTGACCACGTTTAACATTGAGTTTGTTACCAGTAATCTTGGTAACATACATTTCCTCACCATCAACCTCAATATATTTCTTGAGAGTGACCTTAGTACCATCAGCAACATTGATAGTTACATCTTCAGCAGCAATGTCTTCTGCAAGAGTGGTGACAACATCATCTGTATAGTCCTTAACTGCTCTTGGTTTAACAGAGTATGTGATATCTCTTTCTGTACTCTTGGAACCACCAGCAAGGTAACGAACAGAAACAGATTTGACGATATCCTTGGTAGCAGAAGTGATTGGACCAAATAGGTATGTCTTTGCTGTAAATCTTAACGTATACATAAGAACTCTACGAGTTGTATAATCTCCCTCGTAGTCGTCCTGCATAGTAACGTTTTCTAATACAATAGGAATATCTCTCTTCTCTTTTACACTCTCAACTAATTGAACTGTTAGATTATATTGTGGTTGAAAATATGGTAATATCTGTTCTACAATCTGCAATGCATCATCATTCAATTTCGTCATAATAGCAAGTTCAAATTGCATATTATAAGGAACAGGCATATATGCTTTCTTAATATCAGTCCCATCATCAGGATTTTTTACAGTAAACTGTTGAGTTGTTGTAACCTTTCTACCTGGATCATATGTAAGTCCAGTGAACTCAAATGACATCCTTGGTAAAGATATTTGAGTTGCTTGACTTAAATTAGGTGCTTGCTCTAATCTTGCCAAAAACTTTTGAATAGGACCATATGCCAATGGTACTTTTACAGTAGAACCCTCTTGCTTAATGGTAATATTATTAAAGAGAGTACCAAAGGAAATGATAGTCTTTCTAAAAATTTCGTTATAAAAATATTCAAACATAGTTATAAACCTCGTACCTTATTTATGGAGTACCAAACGGATTACCTTCTGTAAAGTCCAGAATAGCATCTGCTTGTATTTCAAATTCGTCATTTTCACCATATCCTTCATCAAAATTAGTTGTATCAACAACCCTAACTACGTGAGTTGCACCAGAGGATCCGCCAGTAAGAGTCTCACCAGTCATAAATTCACCACTAATACTACCAAGTTCTAACTCATTACTAGAAGCATTCCAAGTTCTTACACGTCCAGTAGCACTACTAGTTCCACCAGTTACAACCTCATTAAATGAGAAGTTTCCAGAACTTCCAGTTGGGGGTGCAGCAATGGATATTGTTGGAGCAACTGTATAACCACAACCAGCATTTCTTATATGGATAGCAGTAACTGAACCAGAACCATCTATGACTGCAGTACACGCAGCACCTGTTGTGGATATTCCATTCTGTGCGGTAACAGTAATAGTTGGAGTTGTAGTATATCCAGAACCACCTGCAGTAACCGTAACAATACCAATTGTACCATTCTCCATCTTAGCAGTGGCAGCAGCACCAACACCACTATCACCATTTGCAAAGAATGCAACTTCAGGATTGCAAGTATATCCAATACCTGGATTTACCAGATTAACTTCCTGTACAACTTTTTTCTTAGTATCATCAATAGCACCAGAACACACTGCAATTCCACCAAGTAGATATGCAGTTGCTATACCTGTTATATTATTAGCACCACTTGGTGCTGAAGATATCGCAACCCTTGGTGCATATATGTAACTATTACCTCTGTTTGTTAAACTGATATATTGAACACCACCATTAACAATACCAGTAATAGCAGTTGCCTGAACACCAGTTCCTACAACGGTTATCTTCTGAGTTCCACCCTGACCAGGAAGAACTACTTCACCATCGACACCTTCTACACCCTCTAAGGTATCATCAATCTCATCGACACCCGTATCAATAACCTCATCCTCATAACGGAAGAGTTCGCAACGAAGTTCATAAACGTAAGTATTCTTAAGTTGGTAGAATGGTTTTTCGTGCTCTACATATTTGATTTCAAATAGACGATCTCCCAATGGGAAATAAATTAGATCACCTTCTTTTGGTCTAGTTGATAATTTTATATTCTCCTCATTCTTCATCAAAGGAGAAATATAAGTCTCAAATCTTTCTTTAGAAATAATAAGTGTTACTTCATTAGTTGCCTGAATACCAAACTTAGACAACATGGTAGGATTATCACCATACCCATCAAAGTTATCAATATATGCTTCTATTGGATATGCATCATCAAAAGTTGATTGTGATACTTCTTTTAATATTGTTTTCTCAGTAACATACTTTCTAGGCATATAGTGTATATCAACACCATACATCCTCAGTTGCTCATTAATGAGAGACTGAACCAGGCTTTGTTCTCCTGATGATCCTTGCTGGAAGAACGGGTTAAGTGCCATAATCTTAACCTATCATATCTAATGGTGGAAGTTCGTAAGAGTTAGACATCATTTCACGAATCCTTTCTAGTTCTTTTTCTGCATCATCATAAATTTGTCTTCCGTTTAACTCTACTCCACCAGGTAATTTTACTCCTTGGAATTTTATTAGATTCATACCCCATTGTCTCTTAATAAGAGCAGTTAGATATGGTTTTAAGAAAGAATCATTCCAAACTCGTGTATAATCATTTGGATTTAATACACGATAACAATCCATAATAATATAATCACCTTCTGTTACATTACCCCAATCAACGTCAATATACAATCTATCTTGTCTTTGGTTAAATCTTATTTGTTTTTGAGTTGTTAACAAGAAATTAATATCTTCCAAATAAGTTTTAACCATCGCATAAGTTAATAACTCAGTATTTCCCCAATAATAAATATCATTCAAAAATAATTGATATTTAACACTGAACATATTATTAGTTACAGTGTTAGAACCATCATAATGGAATATCTTTGTTACTCCAATAACTTCTGGAGGAACTTGTAAATAATTACTTGTTTCTTCCCAACTAAAACTAGTAGTACCACCATCAATAGTTGCAGTAGCAGTTGTAGTTGTTATACCAACATTATCTGTTTCACCACCTCTTGATCTTCCTCTTTTAATATCAGTTGCAGTTAATTTATACTTTAAAAAAGCAGGATAAACACCATCAAAGTGCCTTTCCTGAAAGAATTGAACCGCATCATCAAGAAGATCCTCTACTTGCTCATCAGCAACATTAATTTCCAGCACTGGAGCACCCAGTTGCCTTTTGCAATATGTAATAAGTTCTTGTCTTGAAGCTGGTTGGGACATTTATAGAGTTCCTCTATCAATATTTATAGTGCGGTGATTGATGAAATGCCTGGTTGAACTAAAATTGTTCCATCAACAATCCTGTAATAGGTATTCCCAGAACTAACAACGACATCATAAACATATCTACCTTCACTTATAGTCTTAGTATCTGTTCCTCCAAGAGAAACTTGGAACCTTCCACCAGCAGCACTTGTAAATCCCACATTAAAAGTTGCTGCAGGATTAGCAGTAGAACCAATCGAAACACTTTTGGTCATTTGAGATGAACCAGAATAACCAGTAAAATCAAATGCAGTTCCTGAAGTACCTACAACCTCAAAATTTGCTATAAAATTAGCACCGCCAAGCATATTGAAGTTAGCAGCATATGAAGCTCCAGCATCTGGATCGAAAGTAATTTTCTTACTTGCCATTGACTAACTCCTTTAGTAGGGACTTAATTTCACTAATTTCACCTTTCAAATTTGCAAGATCTTCCTCAACAGTTAACTGTTTTTGTTTTTCATTCTTTCTTGCTTTACGACGAGCAAGATATGATTCATACTCATGAGTATTTGTGTTAACTATTTGATCAGTAGAATCATCTTTAATTAATCCTGGTTGATCTTGTACTTTTACGTAAGACATACTATGCTAAAGTAATAACTCTAAGTTCAGAAACTCTTGGAACCCAAGTTTGATTTGACGAAGTAAGAATAAACTTAATTCTATAGTTTTTAAAGGTTGGTAAATCATTAGCAGTAAATGTATACTCTCTGAATTGCAACTCATTAGACTTAAATTTACCTACATCCTCTTTAGGTGTAAACTTATCAGGTCTACCATCACTTTGATCAACTTCAATAATCTGACCTTGAGCATCCAGATTCTTAAATCCTGGGAATGGAATGAAGACTGGATCAAAGTTTGCTTTATCACTAATTGCATAGAATGCTCTTATATCAGAATACTCATTAATATTAGCATTCAACATAATCTTAATAGAAGTTGCAGAATTCTCTAATTGATTTTCTTTGGAGATATACTGACAAGAAGATGGATCGTCCTGAATAGTATTAACTCTATTATCAGTCTTATAGTTCTTGACTGGTGCATCAATTCTATTTGAAATAGTAATAGCACTCATCCTTTCAAGGTCAATAACAGGAGTTAATTTTGTATCCGATGTTTCTAATGTTAAAGTAAATCCTAGTGATCTATTACCAGGGAAGTTTTGAAGAACTGATTGATTATTTTCATTAGTTCTAGAAGCAACCATTCTAGGAGAAGTCAAATAATTAGATTTGTTCAAAGTAATTGATTCATATCCTTTATCTTGGAATGGTAAATCAGCACCTTGTCCCATACCATCATTAAGACTGGTAGCAGAAACAGTTCTCATTACAGCAGTCACATTAGTTCCAGGAACAGTTAAATTCTGTACGTTAGGTGAAATGATCTGGAATGGTATATTCTGAGATGCCTTAGTATTAAATCCACCAGTAGATTTTGATTCGTTGAAATAAAGTATTGGGAAACTATTTCCAGTAGTTCTATTAACTAATCCTAAGTTACTTTCTCCAACAGTCCAACCTTGAGAAGTGTCAATTTTAAGTGTATAATGATCAAATGAGATTGGATTTGGATCTCTATCCGTCGTATCACTCAACTTGTGAGTTCTATTAATTCTCTGTAAGTCAACTCCACCAAGTTCATACTTAAATATAGGTTCACCTTTCAGATAATTTGCTTTGTTATTACCTGGAGCAGTATCTCTGGTAATTCCACCAAGTGATCCACTAGAAACAGAAGTATATTTAATAACCTCATCACCAATTTTTGCAAACCCTGGGTTAGTTGCACCAACAGCAACATTTTCAAAAGTCCCAAAAGAACTTGAGTCTTCAACAGCTATAGATGCAGTAGAATCTACATTATAAGGTAATGTCAATTTAGTTGGTAAAACGTCTGATTGGACACCAGAAAGTTCTACCCAATTAGTCTCATGATGCATACCATGATTTCTATGATCAACAGTAAAGTGTAATCCATCACTAACAGTTGTTATCTTCTCTGGAGAACATGCGCCACCACCAGTACTATTACTATTCATTGTGGTTACGATTCCTGTTATTGGATGCGTAAACATCATAGTATTAGCAGCACCAACCACAAAATCTCCTTGAACGTTATCAAGAATTATTTCGTTTGTATTACCAATAGAAACAACAGATAATCTAGCATTTCTACCAACATTAAGATTTCCAATGCTGGTAATTCCAAGAACATCACCTCTCTTATATCCAGAACCAGATGTCTTTATTGTTGCTGCAGCTGCTACTCCATTTGTAATATAAACGTCAGCAGTCATAGCATCACCACCAGCGGTTATATTGGTAAGACCAACACCAGTAAATTGATAAGATCCAGAAGTTGGAGTATATCCCAATCCAGCATTAACAATACCCATTGTACCTGTTCCTATGCCAGCATTACCAACATAGTTACCAGTAGCATTTGAATTTTGCTGAGAAACACTATTTCCAGCGGTAAGAACAGTATCTCTTAATGAAGTTCCAATACCAACTCTAACTTTTCTTGAATTAATATTAATAGAATTGGCCATTAATTTAGCAACTTGCCTATTACCTTCAGAAAGAATAGGATTATAAAGTTCTAAAGTTCCTTGTGGTTCAAATTCTGCCCTATAAAGTTTAAATTTAAGATCTTCCCACTGACTTGGTTCCCATGTAGATGCGTTCTGAGATTTGAATAGTGAACCCAAATAAGGTTGCTGAGAAATGAATTCATCAGTTAATAAATCAGACTCTCCAATTCTTGATATAAAGACCTTATACTTGGTAGACCAAGATGCTAATGCTATAGAATATTCAGTGTTACTACCTTCAAGGAATACTGGTGCATCAAAGACAAATTTTGTTGCAACAGTTCCTGTCGGAGACACATTAATATCTGCAGGAGATTTGACAATCTCTGAGAATGGTAAAATCTTTTGCGTCGGCATTCCCCCTTCCATTGTTCTGATTTGGAAGGTTACAGGAATATCCATATCATCCTTAGTTTGGAAGTAAACTTCACAACTAGTAAGGAAAATACCACCTTCTTCAGTAACTTGGAAAGATTGTGCTAGAGGGTCGTACCAAACATCTTTTTTCGTTGTTGAACTAGTACTACTAATAGTATCAGTCTTAAGTACAGCGGATCCTGTAAATTTCTTAACGTCTTTCTTTTGCTGTGTTGGTTTTGTTTGAACAATAGCATTTCTAGTAGAAACAATAGTTTCCTGAACTGTTTCTAAAGTTCCAGTAGCAGTATAAGATTCTTCACCAATAGTATCAGCATTATCCTGATCATTAGTATTGTTATCAATAATAGTGAATGTCTTCTTACCAGTTTCAAACTTAGGATGGTTTCCACTATTTGGATTTGGAAGATAGTATGATCCAACTAAATTAGCACCAAGATCAGATATCAATCTAACATCGGTGACTTTTGCTAATGCACCACTTGTTTTTCCTCTCAAAGCAATATCTTTTCTAACATATCCCATAAATGTTCCTTGTGCTTCATCGCTAAGAGAACGAGTATCAACATTCAAAATAGTTGATGTAGCAGAATATGTTGCTGGCATATCAGCACTACCAGTACTTGCAAGTTGAACCGTACCTGGTGTTCCTAAGAATGTTTCAAGACCAGTTGCACCAACTTGTGAAAGATATGGATTCTTAGTATAAACTTCAGTTGGTGCATTATAAGGACCAGTTCTATGATTTGCTTGAGCACATCTAAATCTTATATATGGAGAATCTGTACCTTCTCCCCAGTCTTGAACTGTAGCTGATTCTATAGTTTCACCAACCTGGAAAGTACCAGATAGCATTGAAATTTCTAATAATTTTGGAGTACAATACTTAGTAACGTTAACTCCATCAAAGAATGCATATAACTGAGTTAATGGTTTGCACTTAGTGACTCTAAATTCAATGTTCCTAGAACGCATAATCATAATAGAATCTCTACTAACCATTCTATCCCCCATAGACTCATTATCCCACTGCTCAGTAACTACTTTCCTACTACCACTTCTTCTTGATACACCAGTAGCATAAGTATCGCGAATGGTGTCTTCATAAACCTGTGTATTTGTAGTAACAGTCATCTGGGAATGGTTTACACCACTACCACCGTTAATCCAACCTGCTTTAATAATCTCTTCTTTTTCTGATGATTGAACTTCTGTTCGTCTTTCTTTACGGTCTGTAATTTCTTGTCCAGTCCAAGAAGTTTCCCAAGCATTCCATTGTATTGGTTGTAAACCAGTCTGAGGATCAACCCCAAACTGCTGCATTGCTTGCGCCATAACACCAGCAAAGTTACCTTCCTGCTTAACAATCTTCGCTTTCATCCTTGCGGTGTCAGTCCAAGTATCAGAAGATGGAGTTAATTTTAATGTTGCTTGCCAGAAACTTACCAAGAATGGTGTAACACTCTCAGTTCTAGTAGCAAATTGCTGACTTAACCATTCCTTTTCAGTATAGTCAAGAGTAACAACATTCTCACCTCTTCTTACATTAGTACCTTCTGGAGTTAAGAATGATGGATCAGAATCAGCACTTACACCTTCAACAGGACCTACTTCAAGATCAATTGAAGTAGTATAATGTTGTGCTCTTAATTCCTGATTTGTTGGGTCTACACTGTTTTTTATCTTAAATGCACTTTCCTGTGGTTTAAGACCAGAAAAGTTATCAACAAAGAATCCAGATTTAAATTGGTTTAATCCATCAGCATCTGGAATAAACATATTCGCAGTTTCTGTCTCAAGAAGAGATAATGATGTGTAATATTCAAGATTCTTGATTCTATCCTCAAGATCCTTAATATCTTTCATTCTATATCTCTTATACTTCATGAAGTCAAGAGATGAACCTTTCTCAGTATCAAACAAATATGGTGCTAATTCAATACTAGCAATCTCTATAGCATCATCAACTGTTGGTGGTCTATCTCTCTTCTCTGATGGATCACCATATTGTACTTGGAATCTTCCATCTTTTGATAAGAAAATTCTATCAATTCTACCAACATAATGTGAGAAATTGGTAGTAATCGATTCGTCTGATGCTAAAATATTCTTTGCAGAATTACCAGTTCCGTTAAATGCTCTTCCATAGAATTCTAATGGAGATCTTACATTTTCAAGTACAACAAAATCACTAACTCTGGGTCTTATATCAATAGTATCAGTAACTCTTTCTCCATTAATATATGGAACATCTCTAGAATAATCCCAGGTATTATAAGAATTCTTTGTTGTAATATCACCTTGATCGGTTGATTCATAATAACCATTAGAGAAATAAACTTTTAATGATTTCGTCGGTGCTTTCGCATTACTTCTTCTAATAAGGAAACCATAATCATAAAATGTTGGTCTTTGACCCTTACTATAGGTAAAGTTTCCAGAAATATTTTTACTAGGAATATCAATTACACTAATAACACCCTGAACTTTAGATTCTTTAAATGTAACAACTTCACCTTCTTTAAATGAAGTTTCATTCTGAATAACAAATGTAATTTGTGCATCAGTTAATTTTTCAGCATAAACTGCTATAGCACCACTATCAGAACCTTGAATCTGTTCACCAATGACTAAATCAGTAGTTTTTCCACTAGGACCATTTAAAGAGACCAAAGTCATCTTTGGAGCACTTGGAGATGCTGTATCAGTAGATTCAAAAACGCCAAGAATTTTATTAACATCTGGAGTATTCAATACAATTCTATTATCCTGAACTCTTGTTCCTAATGGATAATTACCAGAAACTAATCCATCATTTCTAGTTGTTGCACCAATACCAGATCCAGTAAGAGAAGAAGCATTAATAACAACCGAATTTACTCTATTTTGCCTCTTAATTTTTGCTGAAACATTAGTTTTCTTTAAAGTTGCTACAAGTGTACATCCAGAAGAATCAGAACCACCACAATTAATCTGTAAATTAGTTGCTCCAGCAGTAAATTGGAACATATTGTCAGTAAGTCTTACTGTTGTACCATCTGCTCTTACTAATGAATATCTTTCTTCATCAAACGGTAACCAAGTTTCATTTGCCTCAGATTCTATTGCATTATCAAGTTGTCCACCAACAATATTAACAGTATAAACCTTTCTAATAGATAAAGATGCGTCGGTAAGGTCTACATCAGAAATAAACTGCTTAGGCATCAAAGTATATAAACTTGTTTCCTGAGCACTTGGAGACGGTGAACTAACGAGTTGGAGGTCAGATACATTCAATGATGATGTTGGCAATTCACCTGATACAATTCCAGTAACAGTTGAAACGCCAGTTACACTGATATTTGATGCTGTTTTAGCAGTAACTCTTGCATAAGTAGGAACATTGTTTCCAAGACCACCAAAAGAAACAATATTACCAACTTTAATCTTTCCTGGGAATAATTCGTTTTCGCATGTAACAGTACTTACATAAGCATTACTTGCAGCACCAACAGTAGCGGATCCAAAACGATAAGCAATATTCTGCTTTACGTCAGCATTAAATGTTTTAGCAGCACCAACATTACCTAACTGTGGCCCACCATAAATTGCTTTTACGTCAGATAACCCATATGAAGTAACAGCAATAGCAACACGAGACTCACCATCAGGTACACCATTAAATTCAAAAGGTTCGTTTACTATAAATTCTCCTGTTTTTTCATAAACATCTAGCGAAGCACTATTAGTAACAGCATCCTTTAAAAATCCAGTTGCTCCACTATACTTTCCTTTTATAAATGTTGGAACAGAAAGAGTAGCAGATTCGTTTAGTGTTATCTTTGATGACATTTGTACGTCATAAAGAGCAATATCCCATTCATTAACATCCGCATTAGTTGCTGAATATGAACCAGATTCTAATACATGGTCATAAACCCTAGCAAGACCAATTTCATTACCAGAGACTTTCATCCCATTATCATCAAGTCTTTGATCCCTCAAACTAACAATGTAAGTATTACCAATACCTACAGTTGGTAGTCCATTAGTTCTATTAAGTCGTAGTGATGTTCCAGTATTATAAACTATACCTTGACCTTCTAATTTTTTAGTAGTTCTTGGTTTTGGACAATCCAAGAAGTTAGAAGCAATAGTTTCTATCTCATATCCTTTAACAAATGCTTTACCAGGACCAACCTGATATACTGCAAGGTCATCAGACGCTAATGTTCCTGCCTGAGTATATTGACCTTCTTCATATACACCATTATTACCAAGATTATCATTTAAAGAATCTTTAACTATTACATCAAATGGAGTAATTGTATAATCACCAGATTCTGCATATGTACGTCGAGCAAGTTCCTCTGCAATATGACTATATTCCGTATTCTTTGTTTGAGATCTTAAAAAACCATCTTGAACAACTGCCAATTCAATAAAATTGGAATCATTATAATCATCAAGTGGTTTTGCATATAAACTAGCAGTAATCTTAAGTCTATCTGCGCCAGGAGCAGCATAGTTATTAAAACCCTTTGAGTTATCTCCTAAAGTTGGATCCTCATCCGCATTTATAATATCTTCTTCAATTCTTAATCCAATTCTAGCATTCGCATCATTACCATACTGGTCTAAAAGAATGGTCTCATCATGTACATCAACAAAATTACCTCTTATAAAATAAACACCATTAGATATTGAAAATGATGATGCAGTAGATGTTGCATTTGTAGCAATACAAGAAGCAAAAGATTCACCTGAAGGAATAAAAGCGTTATTAGATGGTCCAGATACAATATCACTATCAGCAGTTAATAGTTCTCCATCTAAGAATGTTTTTTGATCACTATTTTCAACACCAGCAGACATGTATGAAATATAGATAGTCAGATTTCCTCTATCAGACTCTTCTGCTAATAAAACCTTATTAATTATAGCAGTAACACCAGATGTTAATCCAATTATTTTTCTATCTATTAACTGATCAATATAATAACTAACGGGAGTTCCTAAATGGTCATTATTTAACTCAACAGCAAAATATTCTGGAGAATACGCTGTATTTCCAGGAATTACCTTAGCACCTTCTTTAAAGAAGTGTTGTCCAAACTTTTCAACCTGATTTTGAAGAATTGATTGAAGGCCAGTTAATTCTCTTGCCTGAACAGGATATCCAGGTTTAAAAAGAATCTTATGATAATTGGCTTTTGAATCAAAGTCGTCAAAATATGGACTGACATTGAGATTGGTTTGCTGAGCCATAGTATTTTAGAACTGTAATATGATCTTGATATCTTCTTTTTGGTTGGAAGATCGTGTAATGGAAGGCCTATGATCAACGTAAATCATGTTTCCAGAATATTTTTTAACTTCTGGGTTGGACACACCTTTGGTAAATGATTGACCAAGGTAGTAGGTCCTATTATTTATTGCCGTAGAGAGGCCAGTAAATGTAGTACTAATAGACAAGTTTGCACTACCACCAACAATAATTCTATTACCACCCACTGAAGGATCAGCAGTAAACCTTGTTGTATTATAACCGTAAACTGGATTTGTTTGTGCAGTACCAACAGTGTTAAAACCAGCAATGGTTCTATCTTGCCAATACTTCAATACTCCTGTGGTTTGGTCATAACTAACAACCTTACCAACTGCAGTAACACCAGTACCAGTTGTTTGTGTAATTAATCCATCAGCAGGAAAACTAACAGAACTATAACCAGTACCAGTTAAACGTAAAGCATAAGTTGCAGATGCTTTATCAAGAGTAAGTAACTGAGTAGAACCCCAAGCATAAGGATTCTCAATAATACCTATTCTTGCGATTTGGTTACCAGTAATAAAGTCTGGGTTTTCTGCGTCATTTTCAATTCTTGCATAGAGAAGTGCATTAGTAGCACCTAATTCACGATAAATGTCCTTACCATGACCACCAGGAGGTGGAATTATAACATCTAGTGTTGGTGGAGAAGTTGGAGTTGGTACTGATCCAGCAGCAAGATCAACATTACCATAAGTGTAACCATAACCTTCGTTTGAAATAGTAACACTTTCTATCTGCTGGTCATTATTAACAACAACCGTACATTCTGCATCAAATCCATCACCCTTAATTGGAACTCTTGTATAAGTCTGGTTAGCAGTACCTATACCAGTTCCTCTATTTTTAATAACAACAATTTTAATACCACCATCAACAGCATTATTACGAATAGCACTATTTTCA